AAGCCGCACAGCTCATCACCGGCTATAGGGTTGTCAAATGTGAATGTGTTAGCTGAAGTGTCTACGGTGGCTGTGACAGAGTTGCCTAGCGTTAGGTCGATACTTTGTGTGCCGCCACCAGTTGAGCCAATGGCGTTCGTTACTTCACCGTAGTCTAGTAGGTTAATTCTCTTGATCGTCTGGTCACCACCAATGACAGGTTGCCACTTGGTTGGGCTAGACGATGGCGTGTTGCCAGTGTTCGCCGCAGAGATGCTTATCCACATCTGACCACCAGCCACCAGAACAATGTCATCGACAATGTAGGTCTGGTTGGCGTTGTAGACACCAACAAACTTAATCTGTGACCAGAACGCCGCAGAGGAAATAGGATCATTACCCGTATTGCTCGCCTGAATCGAAACGTAGTACAAGCCATCAGAACCGGTGACAATATTGCTTCCACCAGAACCGTAGGTCAGGCCCGATGCCCAGCCATCAAACACACCGCTCGAGACAGAGCCAACATCCTCGGCCTGATCGATCTGAACCCCGTCCTTATCCTTCAGGACAATATCGTAAGTGCCGTCCATCCAGATGTTAGGGATGACACCACCAGCAGTCAGCACAACCGGGTTGGCATTCGCCGTGGTCAGTGCAAAGTCTGAAAATGTATCCTTCCGGATGACAGTCGATCCTGCCTTAAAGAAGTCAATGGTGCCACTAGGCAATAGCGCAGCATTGTCATTGAAGAACCTGGGGAATGGATTTGTGAATCTAGTTGCCATGATTAAATCCTATTATTTAAAACTGTTGAGAAGGTCTCTCATTGCCTTGATCTGTCTCTCTTGAGTAACACCAAGAATCTTATCAGCCGCATACTTTCCTCCCGCCATCCCAGCGCCAAGAAGAGTAGGTGACTGGGGAGCGTTTTGAATGGCCGCATCAATCGAACCCTGAAACCCGGTGCTCGCCCTCGTGCCCCACATCCTGTCCATCTCTGTAGCAAACTTTGCCTGATAGAGAACATTATCATCAATCTCTAGCCCGTACTTGGCAGAAAGAGTTTGAAGGTCTTCGAGCGCATTGATCAGATTGTTCCTGCTCTTGATGTTTGAATCAACACCCCGAATTGCAGTACCAACAGCAGAGTCTGCCCTGCGAGCACCGAGCTTGATTGACGGACCGACTGCCTTCTGGAAGTCTTCAATGGCCTGAATTGATTCGGCATAAGTCACATTAGCCATATCGTAGTCAGGAAAATTATTGTCTAGGATTCCGTCCATATCATGTCTGAGGTTTTTAACAATCCTCTCCGCTCTGCCGGTCAGCCCCTCGCCAACTTTACCGTAGGCAACCTGCTCATCTATAAATCTTTTCAGCTTGTGGATCTCATAAGCAGACAGGTTATTCCGTCCTGCCATTCTCTCCACAACCTTGCTGATTAAGTTCTCCGCGCCTGTTGAGCCGGCAATGTCAGACCCCTTGAAATTTACAGTCCAGTCAGGGTTAATTGTAATGCCCATACCCTCAAGCTCATCGAGAAAGGTCTGCACCGGCTCATCAAACCTTACATACTCGCTCTTAAGTTTCGCGGCCTCTCGGTCAATCGCCTCACCAGCAGACTTGTTCTCTTTCTTGACAACCTTGTACCGCTCCATTGCAGACTTTCCTACACGGTCAGTCGATCTAGCAGTCATCGAGAACGCAGTATTACCAAGCGACTCTTCCATTATGTCGAGAGATTCGAGCATATTAGCCCGGTCAATATCACTACTCTCTCGAACCATAGCTATCATGCCCTCATCCCAGCCCTGCTTGACTGCCGCCCTCTGAGCTGGGTCTTTTACAGTCCTGTACTTTCGGCCATTTCGAGTGAAGTCAGGAGCACCATCAACCAAGGTCTCGCCCCCGTCGATGACCGCAGGCAACCCGCCAGCACCAACAACACCCTCTGGACCCTCAATTCTTAGCGGATCCCCAGGCAGCAACTCATTGCGCCACCCAGCAGTAGCATTCCTAGTAGCAGGAACCCCACCCTCATCAATCTGTCTGCCAATCTCACGCACAGATGGTCTCTCAAACTCTGCCACAGCGCGTCCTGTGTTCCTCACGCTCTGCGTTGCTGCTCTCGCTGGCCCACCTGCACCCTTCAAGCCTAGAACCTCTAGCATGCCCTCTGGGGCAACCTGAGCGGCAGTAGCAGCCAGTGGACTACCGGTTGCCTCGAACACATCATTGCCGACAGTCTGACTGAACCCGTCTTCCTGCACCTGACCCTGAACCCGCGCCTGATTCGCTAAACTTTTATCCACGCCCTGACCGGATGCCATGCTGCCGGCGAACTCGGCCATGCCATACAAGGCAGATATAGGCATATTCATTACGTCAATACCAAAGTTAACCAGGTCACCGACCTTCTCAAGTCCTGCCTGACCCATCTCGGTCTGTGGCTGATAGATTTTGCTTGTCTCAGACTCGAGTGCCTCGACACCAGTTTGGCCCCCAGGCATGATCGCAGCACCCATACCCTTGTACCCACCGGTAATGGTTCTGTTGATGCCAGTAGCCATTGTCCTAGCAGGCTCAATAACAGCATCCAAGGCATTACCGCGAGGAAGCAGATCGTCAAAAAGACCTTCTTTTTCCTCTTTCCTTGGGATCAGATCCTCAAAAATTTCCATTCTACATTAGTCCTAGCGCGTCAATTTCTTCTTGAGCCATCCCGGAATCGATAAGTCTTTGTATTACTGCAGCAGGGTCTGCCCCGCGAGAGACTGCGTCCCTTGCCTGTGCCCCAACATCTCCAGCACCAACACCCGACAGGTCATCGACGGTCTCGACCATCTTAGAGGACAACCTGTCTAGCAATTCCTGTGCATCTTTCATGAACCGCTTATCGCCTCTGGTCCTTGTAAGGGCACCGGATGATAATCTTCTCAGTATTAGAATGTCAGACTCGGAAAGTACACCAGTCATCAAGTCCATGTTGTCAGCAGTCAGGATGTCCTGCACCTCTGAGATATCAGCAATCGCATCAGACTCACCTTGGTCAAACGCATGAGAACCACCAAACCATCCGTCCTTGCCCTCAATTGATCCGGTCACTGCCGCCGTGTCTGGGTTGTCAATAATTCTTTGAAGCAAATCGATAGCCCGTAGTTGGAAATCTTTCGCCTTCGTTAATCGTCTTTGCTCTGTGCGAATCCCTGATGCAGCAGTCATTCCTGTAGCGACACTGCTCGCCCCATCTATTGCCGCCTGCATTTGCGCCATCTCTGCTGCGCTTGCATTGGGATAGCTTGCCATCAACAGGTCAGGAACATCACCGCGTTGCTGCGCCTCTTCCCCAAGAGCAACCTGCTCATTTAATGCCGTGACTGCCTGCGCCCCGTTGCCGCCATTCTGTAGTACGGCCTGATACGCAGAGCCTGCTCTGGCAGCAGTATCCTCATCAAGACCCGCCAGCAATGCGACAGGTGCAGATGGAACAGCACCACCAGAAACAGACGGAGTTACTACCTCGCCCGTATTAAAATCGATCAGCCTATCGTCATCACGTACCGCTTGCAGATCAGGCTTTTGACCAATATCCATCGCGCCATACGCCTTTGTGCTTGACTCAAACTGTTCAGCAAGAAGATTCTGCGCCTGTGTGTCACCATTAGCCGCAGCCCTTGCTATCGTTGCCGTTTGTTTCACACCCCCTACATCAGCGCCAATGTTGGTCATAATGGGTATGGTTGAGTCCATAAAGCTCGACAGGCCACCCCAGTCACCCTCATTGACGTACTGTAGACCTCTCGTCGCAAGCCCAGACTGAAGTTCTGCCACTTGCATAGCCGCCGCTTCTTCTCTCTGCCCCGTCTGATAATCCCGCTCAGTAGCCGCATATCCTCTGTCCTGTGCCGCGTACTCATCCAGTTGGCCTAGGCGTGACTGTTGGTCAGCATAGCGCGATTCGCTAGTTGCCTGCTGCTGCTGATAGCGTTGCTCCTGCTGCTCCATCTGGCGCCGTTGGTTCTGCGCCTGCTGAAACTGAGGCATCGTCCCACCCATCCCGGCGCCAAACGCCTGGAGTGCTAGACCTATGTTCTGTGCCCTGCTCTGACCTTCAGCCATTACCTACCCCTTAATTATTTGCGATAGCGTCATAAACACCACCAGCAGCAGATGCTATGTTGGCATAATCACCCGCGATGTTAGTCGTGGCACCAGGTATTATCGGCATACCAGCCGCACTGATACCAGACTGCATTCCAATACTCGACAGCATTCGACCAAGCTCTATCCTTGCGTTGATATCGCCGCTCGTTGCCCGCTCTATCAAGCCAGTGATCAGCTGTGCCTGCGCCCCAGTCAGGTCTGCCATTCCAGAACCCTGCTGAGTAGAAAGACCAGCAAGATTGCTCGAGGTGTTGTCAATAACACCCTGCATATCCCTTCCAGCCTGCGACCTGTACTGAGCCATCTGACCACCAGCGGCCAATGGAATGCTCGCAGAAAACTGACCCAAATTGTTCTGTTGTGCCGCCTGATTCTGGCGCATATTCGCCATCTGGGAGCCAATATTGCCTGCAAATCCAGCACCAAACTGTCCCAACTGCGACTGCGCCTGACCCTGCTGGCCGTATAGCTGACCCTGCTGGGCACCCGCAGCAGCCGAAATACCAGCACCACCAAGCCCCAGTTGAGCATTTAAGCTGCCCTGCTGACCCGCTAGGCTAGAAGTAATCCCGGCAGATGTCGCGCCGGCACTCAATCCCCTGTTCGCTAACTCACCAAGCTGACCCGTCTGCCTAGTAAGATCCTGTAGGGCCAAACCCTGACCATAATCGACCAGCTCACGCTTGACGTTACCACCACCCAAACCGCCAGTAGCAGCAGAGTTCCGAGTCAGTGCCCTCTCACCCTGCTCGCGCAAGAATGCCTGACCGGGAGACTCCCGAAAATCATTGTAAGCCTGCGCCTGTGCCGCCTGACCGCTCGCGCCAGAGAATGCAGACTGCAAGCTGCCTGCCTGAACGCCCTGATCGACAAAAGGAGTCAACTGTTGAGTCGATGCATAGCCCTTATCAAAGATGCCGCCAAGGGCTCCCTGTGCAGCCTGTACCTGCCCCAATGCGCGTTGTTCTGCCGCCGCTATCGCCGCCTGACCCTGGGCATAGTTCTGGTTCATGCCCTGAGATGCAGCCCCAAGCATGTTAAAACCTTGTAGGCCGGCAGTATTCAGAGCGTTCGCGCCCTGATTGAAGGAGTTGTTCATCATCCCCGTCGTCTGGTTGGCTATCCAAAGTGCTGCCTGGGCACCACTTGTCACAGCATTCTCTGCACCCGATAGGCCGTATTGCTGGGTAGGTTGAGCCTGTTGCCTAGCAGCCCACGCGCTTTGCGCCTCTGCCAGAGGAATTCCGTAGTACTGTGCGGCCTGCTCCAGAGTAACTGTGCCATTATTAATCAGCGCAGCAACCTGATCCTGCTCGCCCATCGAGTAGTCCCCATCGTGCGCGATCCCTAGCTGACCCAACGGACTCTGAAGCGGCCCCATTGCCTGCTGTGGCTGGTATGGCATTACACACCCCCTTGCGATGCTTGATACTCAGCAATTAACTGCTGCGCCAGTGCCGGGTCAATTCCCGCCAACTGTTGTTCTACTCCACCCTGCTGTGGTTGTTGTTGGGCCATTGGCTGCATCTGCTGTTGTGGTTGATTTTGTGACATCCACGCCTGAGCACCACCCGGTTGAATCTTCTCGTTCGAGCCTGGGGGATGGTAGTGACCCTTGTGAGGTATTAGCTGACCGGACATCACTGCCGCCCCAGAACCACCACCAGCCTCCATCGGGCTGCGCGGGTCCAGACCTAGATCGTTAATGCTACCAAACTGAGGAAGCTGACCCTGCAAAGTAGGCTGCTGAATCTGTGTGGCCTGCGGGTTGTAGTTCATTGGCTGACCCAATATCGCCGCCATCTGCGGATTGTGACCCGCTATAATCTGGTTCTGGGCGCCCATGTTGCCCTGCTGGAATGCCTCCAACTGCTGCGGGAACGCCTGATTGAAGATGTCCATCGATGCCTGCATACCAGACTGGATTGACTCCTGTGTAGACGGGAACAACTTGAACAGATCCCCACGACCCTGCTTGATCGAGGAATTGATAAACTCCAGCGACTCTGCGCGTTGACGTTGAGCTGTCTCGTTCGCGTCTTGGACTGACTTCCGGTCCTTGCTGGCACCAGACGCGCCGATTGCTGCAAAGCCTAGTCCCCAAGCACCCGATACCCAAAATGACATTAGTCTTCTCCCAGTTCATCGTAAGATGACACCGTAAATGCGTCTTCCATTAGCTCTGGGTCTGGTTCACCATCCCAGGGCAGTACATTGATCCATGTCGTATCAGTATGCGCGTAGATAGCCTTCTTCACGCCAGCACCCGTCACAAAAGTATGCGGAGCCTCGATATCTATTCGCCCCTCGTCAGTTATAGCTGTGACGCTGCCTTGGGAGATGATGTTGATAGCCCTAAGTTTATGAATACCGCCAGTAATCACCGCGCCTGCAGGGATAAACAATTCCCGAGTGTAAGTCCCGTCAGCAAAATAGTGTTTGGTCACACAGGGAACATCATCGCCCATAGCGATAAGTGCAGACTCAAGTGCGGCCACCTTCTCCCGTTGCTCGTAGTTGATTAAATTAGTTTCCACTATTTTTCCTCAAACGTCCTCATTACCTCAGATTAGGATCCAACCCTGTGTCCTGTCACCGCTAATATCTGCCAACTTCTTTATATATAAAATGCTTCCAGCAGTGCCTGCAGTGTTCATGTAGAGTGTTGTTATTTTAGCATCAACAACACCCTCCGGGCTTCCAGATCCAGTCATAATGCTTAACTGGACCAGTTGCCGCATCATCTCCTGCGCTCGGCCCCTGCTTACCTTTCCCTCTTCATCAACTAGGGTCTCGTTAATCGGTAGCTGCGCGATCACTCGAGTTGCGCCTCGACCTTAGCAAAGACGAATTTAACCGGGTCAGATACCTCAAACTTAAAGCAAACCTCTCTCGATATCCTGCCCAATGAGTTCCAGATTGTGCGCTTTTCATACTCGCCACGCTTGCCCCAATCCCTAGAGATCGTGTTGTTAAACGTGTGCCCACCGTCATCAGAGAAGCTCATCAGAACCTTGGGGTCAGAACCCTGGCCGTTCGCCAAGCCAACACCATGCTCACCCCACAATTCCAGTGCATCAACATTAAATGGGTGACCCTCGTTGTCCAGGTGTGGAGTCACGAACCGTCTGCGTATAATACCACCGTACTCGGTGTAAACATCACGCGCCATCACGCCAATATTGGTCGATATCGCATCACCAACAAGCAGAACACCGTAGGCATCCATCACCCCGGTAACCCTGTAGTTTATTCGACTCCCGCCTGCGTTAGCTGATTCTCTCGTGTGCCACTCCTTCGCCGTGAAGTCATAGACAAACGTAGCCTCATCTGGGAACGTGAAGACAACAAACTGTGCCCCCGATTGCGAGTACTTGTAGGCAAACGAGTTAGCAATAACCGTGTCGGTGTAGTCAGAGATTGCGTTATCAATAGCGGTCGTTGATAGCTTCTCTGGCCTGCCACCGTCAGTTATCCAGATCGATGGGGTCTCGTTCACAGAACCTCCCAGGAACACCATCAGATCATTGATCTCGACTATCGCAAACTTGGACCTCAGTCCCTTAGACTGGACACCACCAGAGACACGCTGGAAGGGAAAACCACTACCACCGATATTCTGGAAGGGCTCAAATGTCTCGGCGCCCAAACCAATAGGCTCGTTGTTCAGTATGAACATCCGAACCAGCGAGTCTGGATCCGACTCAACCAGAACAAAGTCAGTAGCGGTATAGGCAAGACCATCGCGAAGGTTAGAGATGAACTGCTTCTGAGAGTCCTGCTTCGCAAAGATGAAGTAGCCGTCAACATAATCCACGCTCGAGACAGGACCATCGAAGTCACTGTCTGAAATCTGCACCAATCCACCGCTAGTCGTGTAGGTGTAGGCATTAAACTGGTTGGTCTGGTCGGGCAGCACAAAGCATATCTGACCACCCTCCGCACCGTTGTCTGACATGATCACTCGGCCAGAGCCGGGAAGACTCACCGCGCCACTCACATCCACGCTCGAATAGGTATCCACGCCAAACGCATCAGTTGAACGATCAATTCGGTACAGCTTGTCATCATTGATCACATACGGCACACCTTGGAAGACATGGGACCCGCGATTGATCCCTCTGGTGCCAGCAGTCGTGCCAGATGACAGGCCCGGAGTCGAGAACAGTTGCTTCTTCGACGGGCTCGCCTCCTGGGGGATGTTCATGTACAAGTTCACCGACTCCTGCGCCGATACAGGCAGGGAGTCAGAGCGGTAAAACATTCCGCCTAGATCCAAAGTGGTCACGCTAACACCTCTCCATGATTGCGATGGAACCCATAATCAATTTCCGCTGCTTCTCTGGCATTAATGGCATCTGACTTGTCATTAAATCGGCCCAAATGTATTTTCTTACCCATAACGTGTTAAACTTTCTCGCGTCATAGTTGACTCCTTCATAGTCAGTTGTGGCAGGGGCTATCCTGTTCTTGCAGGGTAGTCCCAACTATATCATCTTCTAGTTACAGTCTGGCGCTATGATCATGCTCGCCATCTCGTTATCGTGCGCCAGAGCGTCCTCTAGGGACATTATGGCTTCCTGCTTTAATTCCATACGCCTTTCGGTCTTAATGCCGTAGGAGGGTGCTATCTCTGCTGCTATGGCCCATTTCAGGGGCAGGTAGAACTCACTCGGGAACTCGAGAGCGTCAGTGTTCTCTGTATAGACCAGAGCGGCCATTACATAGGTGAATCGCAGCACGTTGTCATCGGATCCAGCGACCTGCCAGATGTACAGCTCACCATCGGTAATCTTGGGCGAGTAGTACCACTGATTCACCGTACCGGACGAGTCCTTGTCTGGTTGGTTGAAGTATTCATCTCGAGACCACCGTGTTGTGGGTATCTCAGAGCCTGACACGCTAGATGCGTAGCGCATTGAGAGGATCCGCATGGGCCTTGACAGCTTTGCCGTGTAGAAATACACGCTCGCGCCACTCGCCGCAGCACTCGTCATGCCGTTCTCGATGTCGATCGATGTCGCAGAGTCCACGTTCAGGACATAATCCCAGTGCCTGGTGCCGTCACTCTGAAGGATTCCTATCCGTGAGCCGGTTCCCTCTTCAACATAGGTCAGGTCGAACGTAGTCGAATCGTGGCCGGTAGTTGTAGAGACATTCTGGACCCTGAATATGATCTCAGCGGTCGATGCAGTAATCGTTAGTTCGTTGTCGTTGCCCGAACCGGTCAGGGTCACCGTGTCAGCGACCGTAGCCACGTTCAGTACGCTGAAGTCCACGCTAGAGCTCGTGCCAAGGGTGAAATTAAACCGGACCCGGTAGGTCTCTCCTGCCGTTACAGCCAGTGCGTAGTCAGCACCACCAGCAGAGGATGACACGTTGGTAACCACCAGACCGCTCGATACAGACAGGGTAGCCGCGTTGATAGCGGTCCAGTCTTGAACAGAATCGGTAGGGTCGGACGTTAAGATATTCGGTGCAGCAACCATGTCAGTGCTTGATGCGACAGTGATGACCGTATCAGAGGCAGAGAGTGCCGCACCCAGGGTGGTATTGAAGGAGACATCAGCGTTAGCGCACTCGGCGCCATTCGGCCCCAGCAGATACTTCTTCTGGTTAGATACCAAGGGCAGGAACGCCTCTTCCTCCAGCCACAGGTTGATATCCTGAGTCTGCCAGAACTTGGCTATGTTGTTCAGTGCGTCAGTGCCACGAGAGTAGTCAATGCCCTGCACAGGCTGCTCGACAGGGATGATCCGCGCATCGCGCAGTGCTTCCTCGACAATCTCACCAACATTCTTGGTTAGTACTCTGCTAGTTGTCATACGCCGCCTGTCGGATCAAAGGGTGCAACTTCAAGTGTCTCTGTCTGCCCCTGGACTCGAGTCTGGTCTGTGATGCCAGGCTTGTCCGGGTGTGGCCTGATCGTCAACTGGGGCTGCTTCTCATAATACTCGTCCTTCCCGACGAGCTTACCATCCCAGGTCAGACGCATATCCTTGCGCTTGTACTTCTGACCACTGTCATCGCTGACAGAGTTGTGGGTGCCCTTGACGTATCGATCACGCCTGATTATTGGCATTAGTAATCGCCGTCAGCCGCTGTAACCGTACAGGTGCCGGTCGCAGATCCGATCGTCTGGATAAACCGAACCGCGCCAACCGGGAATGCAATATTTGACTCATCATCTGCCGTTACAGCGGTCAGACCGTCAATATTACGCCAGTCTGCACTGGTCGAGAACGACTTCGAGTAGGCAGCGTTGCCTCTCAGTGCAGGATCAGGCAGGTCAGGTGTGTACTGACCAGATAGAGTCATCGTGCCGGCAGTCAGGTCGAAGTAGGCGCCCAGGTTAAAGGGTGTCTGCTTCCAGTTGGTGACGATCGACTTAGTAACCGCACCATCTACGGCAAGAAATCCAACCTCGACAGCAGCAGCAGGGTCATCGTCAATGCTCACCGCAGAGATCGACTTAGCATAGAACGTGCCAGATGCAGTCGTAGCGTTAGCCCCGGCGATAGTCCCAGTCTGGGATATGCCGTCAGCATCCTTAAACGTGACCGTCAAAGTTCTGGCGGTATCGTTACCTGCCCATGTCGCAGTCACTATCTGAGCGGCAGCAGCAGTAGCCACACCACCAGATGCTAATGCACCAGTGATCGTCAGACTCTGAACGCCACCCGCAGCAGGAGTCTGAGATACACAAACCCCGTTATCATCGTCGCTCAATACCGGCATATCAATTTGCTTGTACATTGTTAAGTCCTCTTAATAAACTGTTTTGATGTAGTCACCGCTTCGAGCGTTGAAGCACACCAGTGGATGACCTCGAGCAGACTGGCCTCCGTAGCATATCTGCCCATCATCTTCAGGTATCACCCTGACAACAGACTCACCACCCTTGTTCGCAACGGTTACAGATAGAACACTGCCCGAGCATATCGGTCCTAAACGGAAGATATTCTCAGGCAGGCTCGCAATATACTGAGCACCGGCATCAAGGTTCGCCCGGAAGTAAATCTCTCCGGGTGGCTTAATCGCCCTGGGATTAATCAGGAATGACTTAACCCCATTGCGTTGCTCAATTACAGGCACTAGGCTGCTTCTTTAGCCCAGATTCCACGACAAGCAACTACCTGCCAAGCAACAACACCATCAAGCGATGCCAAGGTCACAAAATCACCGCGCTTAGACGTTGCCTTGGTGTTGATAATGTCCTTGTTGTCAGTAGAGCTGCCTGCGTAGGTAATGCCATCACTGGAATTAGGCGAGATAGTCATCGTATTGACACCATCTGCGGCATTGTTCACAAAAGTTATCGTGTTACCGATAGCAATACCGGGCAGCGTAAACACTACCCCGTCAGTCTCACTTGTGAAGGTCTTACCGGAATCTGTAGTGATAACAACCGTGTAATTAGCTTCCTTGGCTGTCGCATTAGAATCGACTAGGAAGGAACTTAGGCCATTTGGAAATTCAGTTAATCTACTCATGTTAATTCCTCAATGCCTGGGGGATTTGAACCACCACTTAACCAGTCAGGGACATTTATAAATCAATAAAATACTGGGGGCCGAAACCCCCAATACACTTTTACATGGTATTAGCCTAGTGGCTGCTAATTTCCTTGCGATCCTATAGCGCCGCGAGCATCATCCCAGCCGAAAGAATATCTCTCGTCAGCTTTGAAGCGAGCATTACCAGAGGTGAACGCATTGTCCTGACCAAACCGCAGAGCTCGTCGTTCGTAGTACTTCAACCCACTAGGGGCATCAGTAGTCAAGAACCAAGCATCTGTATCAGTAAGGTAAGGATTAGATGACCAACCGTCAGCAACAGAGGACATATCACGAACCGCGTTTGTAGCGTTGTTCGCAGTATCATTCTGGAGTACAGACCCCAGGATACGCTGTGCATTAAAGGAGTTGGTGCCAGCAGCCACGATCAATCGACGGATCTGCAGTGCAGCCGGTAAGCCACGAGCGTCATCCATAGTCTGCGCGATTGCGATAGCATCCTCGAGTGATGCCTCAGTCAGATCAGCGTCAACTGCAAGCCGATTAGAATAAGTGCCACCAGAAGGACCATTCGAGTGAGCAGTGTTGAACAACTCGTCACCGTCACCATCAGTCATAGTGACCGTGGAGTCGAAACCGTTGTTGAACACGTTAGCACCGTCGATCTCCTTGCCTATACGCATAGCGCGAGCAAGTGCCTGGGCACCATCACTTAGCTGTCCATAAAGCTCATCATCGAGAGCTTCCTCAGTC